ACGGGTGATCCTGCAATTATTGGAGTAGCATGTTCTATAGTTTCTGACATAACAAATGGTAAATACAATTTACTAAAATGGGATAAGCAAGAAAGAAAATATTATCCTATTCAAATCAACTTATATGAAAGAGGAAAGACAGATGAGTAATATTGACTTTGAAAAAGATCAACAAGAGATAATACAAAAGACAGGTAACTTACAGACACTGGCTGATCAAGTACAAATGTTAGAAGGTGTTAGTAAAAGAATAGAGACTAGCGAAAAGAATCTTAAAGATTTAAAAAAAGAATTTGATCGTTTATCTGGAGAAGTAATTCCAACTATGATGGCAGAGATGGGTTTATCTCATCTTAAACTTATGGATGGTTCTTCAGTAGATGTAAAACCAAATTATAGTGCAAGCATAACTGTTGCTAACAAAGATGCTGCATTTAACTGGCTTCGTAACAATGGACTAGGAGATATAATCAAAAATGAGATATCCGTATCTTTTGGTCGTAACGAGGATAACAAGGCAGCTGATTATGCTGCTCTTGCAGAAGAGCGTGGGTATCAACCAACACAAAAGTTGAAGGTTGAGCCCATGACTCTCAAAGCGCTAGTCCGTGAGCGTTTAGAGGCAGGTAAAGAAATGCCAACGGAACTTTTCAACGTATTTGTTGGAAATAAGACAACTATAAAAAGGAAACAATAAACATGAACAATGTAATAAAAAAAGAACAAGCAGGCGCATTAGCAGCAAATTTATTTGAAGCTGATGCAGACAAAGGCTCTCAGAATATGACGCAAGAAGATCTTGCATTACCATTTCTGAAAGTACTAGGACAATTATCTCCTGAAGTAAATAAGAGGGATGGAAAATATGTTGAGGGGGCAGAACCCGGCATGATTCTAAACTCTGTCACGAACGAAGTTTTTGACGGAACTAAAGGGATAAATGTATTGCCAGTATACTATGAAAGAAAATTAGTAGAATGGCAAGATAGAGGTGACAGTAAAGGCGCACCGGTTGCTATCCACAATGCGGAGAGTGATATTATGAGTCAAACAACTCGTGATAAATCTTACAAAGATAGATTACCAAATGGTAATTACATCGAGAACACTGCAAATCATTTTGTAATTGTTTTAGGTGATTCACCTTCAACCGCTTTGATTTCTATGAAAGCTACTCAATTAAAAATTAGTAGAAAATGGAACTCAGTAATGATGGGTATTAAACTACAAGGTAAGAACGGATTATTTACTCCGCCAACTTATAGCCACATTTACAATTTAAAAACTGTTCAAATGTCTAATGACAAAGGAACATGGTTTGGTTGGGATGTAGCAAAGGTTGGTCCGGTAGAGGATAAATCAGTTTATGACGTCGCGAAATCTTTTGCTGAAAAAGTTAGCAAAGGAAACGTAGAAGTTAAACCTGAAAATCAAGAAGCAACTAAGAAAACAATCAATTTATAATTCCTAGGAACTGGGCGAGAAAGCGAGAGTGGACTCGCCTGGTAAAATAATATGGTTGAGAATAAAAAATTAAATAGCGGACCTACGACCTATGAAGACTGGTACAGTCTAGGCTACACATTAATTCCGTGTGATGGAAGTAGGCCTGTCGTCTCCTGGCGAGACGAAGATTTTAATATCACGAAAGAAGAATGGAAAAGTAAATATTTAGACAGAAGTTTAGGATTAAGATTAGACACTTTAATAGATTTTGATGTTGATCACCCAAGAGCAAAAGCCTTTGCAGAAAAATGGTTAGGTGGATGTGACGCTGTATTTGGTAGAGACCATAATCCTACAAGTCATTATATGTGGAAAGGCAAATTACCAAATCAAAAATTTGAAATGCCTACTGATTTAGAAAAGTACGTCCAGTTTGCAGATCATGGAAGTTGCTTAACAGAAATAAGAAATGGATCAGGTCAATTTACTATAGTACCAGGATCAATACACAGTAAAAATCCAGAACCAGTTAGATGGGAAAGATACGACGGATTTACAGAATATACAGGAGACCTTAATAAAATTTTAAGAAAGATAACGTTGGCTACTGCTCTTTCTCTTTTGTATGCAGTTAAAGGTCAACGTGATGAATACTGCACAGCTATAGCTGGAATCTTAATTAAAAATACGGACTGGGATGACAATGAAATTAATGATTTTATTTATCAGATAGCTTTAGTATCTCACGATGATGAAGCAGAGAACAGACAGAACAAAGGATCTAGCACAAGAAACTCTAAAAGACAGTTTGGTATGCCGAAGATGGCAGAAATTTTAGAATGTAAAAAACAATCAGTCGCTCGTATATTCGGATGGATTGGTGCAGAAGATAAAGATTTAGCTGAGGTCAAAGAAATTGCAGATGAATCAATCGGTGACATTATACAGTACGGTGCAAATAGATTCAAGATAGATGTTAAAGGTGTATTACAAGGCACATCATTTACAAAAACAATTATTGTAGATGGACAAACACTAATGAATCAGAAAGCATTTTACGATGCAGTAATATCTCAAGCACAGGTTTGGATTCCAAAAATGACAGCTAAACAATATGAAGAAATTATGAAGATGAAATTTGCATCTCGAAGTCAATCAGATGACTGGGACGAAGAAGCAGATAGTAATATGACATTTAAAAAATATTTTAACAATTACATAAATAAAGTTAAAGCATTTACAGATAAAAAAGAATTAGCTAATTATCAAATGCCTTACTTTAATCAGAAAAAAAACTTTCTTGAATTTAATTTAAATAACTTTGAAGATTATTTACAGAGTCAAAAAATAAATATGGAACGTGTAGACCTTGTATTGAAAATGCAAACTATACTTAACGCTAAAAAACATAGAGGTAAGTATCTAGGAAAATCATGTGTGTCCTGGAAAATTGAAAGTCCTGATCTTATAGCTGAAGATATAGTAATAGAAGGGGAATACCTTGAAGAAGGAGAAGGAGGTTTGATAGATGACTTTGAAAAAGATAGAGCCTAGATTTATTGCTGGCCCTCCAGGCACAGGTAAGACTCACGTTTACATAACTGGATTATATGAGGAATTATTATCTAAGTATAGTTACAAAAAAATACTTATTTTATCTCATACAAACGTAGCTGCCGAACAAATATTAGACGCAATTATAAAATTACCACAAATGAAAGATGTTACTAAAAAAGAATTAAGAGAAACTATTGGTACTATACATCACTATTGTAAAAACAGACCTTCACTAAAAGGTAAGCCTACAAAAACAAAATTAGAAGACCATAAAAATTTAATTGCTGCAGACAGAAGGTTTGGATTAGATGGTAATCTTGATATTGAGAAACACAATCTTTACAGATTTAGATCTGACGCTAAAGGAAGAGGTATGACTTATGATGAATACTGGAGAAACTGTGATGATCAAAATGAATATAAACCTTACAATGTTCAAATTATGAAAGAGTTATATGAGATTTATAAAACTTATAAAGATCTTAATAACAAAGAAGATTTTACAGATATGATAGAAAGATTTATAGATCCAGATGTTAAAGCACCTGATGTTGATGCAGTAATAATTGATGAGTGTCAAGACAGCAACGTTCCACAAACTGCAGCCATTGAGAAAATGGCAACTAATGTAAAAGACGGACACTTTTATTTAATTGGTGATGCAGATCAAACTTTATTTGAATACGCAGGATCTAATCCAGATTACTTTCATAAACTAGCTTCTAATCCTTATCACGAATTAGCAGATGGATTAAGATGTAGTGAAGCAATTAACACAAAATGTAAAACAGTTATAATGCCGGTGTGGGATAAGTGGGGTTCTCACAGAATTTGGACTCCTGCTAAGTATAGAGAAGAACATGGCTTAGGTCATGTTGGAGAAACTATTAAAGGTATGGGATACAAACTACCTTATTTAGAAAGAGGCTCTACTCATTTAGATATTTTATTAAATAAAATTAAGAATACAAATCAAACATTTTTATTTACTTACAGAGGTACGCCAAGTGATACTCGTGTAACTAAGTTTTTATCTAAACAAGGATTAGAATATGCGATGGTGGATTGCTCACCTCACGCATCTAAAAAAGAAATAAATTGTCATTATGTGTGGCCAGATTTTGTAAATGGTAAACCAATGTATCTCAAACAAATTAAATCATTTTGGGATTACATGGGTAGTAAAGTTATACCTAAAGGTAAAGGCGAATATGATTTTAAAGATTGGATAGACAAAGAATACACAATAGATGAATTAATTAATTTAAAATTATTAAAACCTGAGTCTAAACAATATACAGACTTTGATTTAATTCGTGTACCTAGTGGTGTTACAGGAGGAGCAGAAAAATTACAGTATATAAAAAGAGTAATAGCAAATGGATTTGATAATGAAAAACCTAATCAGATTTTTTATGGAAACATACATCAAGTAAAAGGTTTAACATTTGATAATGTTATTGTAGACCATACTATGAGTATGAAAAGAGCTCCAGAAGATTTTCATACACAATTAAGATTAGAATATACAGCATACAGCCGAGGAGTTTTCGATTACTGGGAACTCGCATCAACAACCAAAAGAAAACTAGGAGTAAGATCAGCATGAGTAAACCATATGATAAACAAATTGGAGGATCCCATTACCAAAAATATAAAATTCAACCCAGCAAGTTTGTAATAGAAAATAAACTTTTATATCCTGAAGGTTGTGCTATAAAATATATAATAAGACATGCAGATAAAGGAAAGAAACAAGATTTAGAAAAAGCAATTCATTTTATAGAAATGATAATAGAAAGGGATTACAAATAATGTGTACAGTTCCACAACTAAGTGATTTAGATTTAACAGGCATAGATACTGTTGCAATCGATTTAGAAACATACGATCCTAATTTAAAAACTAAAGGTGTAGGTGCGATTAGATCTAACGGAGGTAGGGTAGCTAAAGAAGGTTTTGTAACTGGCATAGCCATTGCTACTAAGAAACAAACTTTGTATTTTCCTATTGCACATCACATGACAGACAACTTAGATACTAAAGAAACCTGGGACTATCTGAACAAAAAAGTGTTTAAAAACAAGGACATACGTAAGGTATTTCATAATGCAATGTATGACGTGTGTTGGATTAGAGCATCGACTGGAGAAATGTTAGAAGGACCCTTACTAGACACAATGATTGCAGCATCGGTTATCGATGAAACTAGAATGAAATATTCTTTAGATGCTATCAGTAAAGATTATTTAAAAGAATCTAAATATAAATATGACATGGCTGCAAAAGTTTTAGAGTGGTCTAAAGGAACTATAAAAGATCCAATGACAAACATGCATAAGCTACCATACTACTTAGTAAAAGATTATGCAGAACAAGACGTTAATTTAACTTTAAAGTTGTGGAATATATTTGAAAAAAAATTAGACGAAACATTATACACAGATCCTAAAACAAATGAAATTAAAACATGTAGAAAAATATTTGAATTAGAAACTAAATTGTTTCCTTGCCTGGTTGACATGAAGTTTAAGGGAGTTAAGATAGATGTCCAAAAAGCTAAGGCATTTGGTAAACGTTTACGTAAGACAAAACAAAACATAATTGATTTTATTGAAAGAAAAACAGGAGTTAAGATAGAAATTTGGGCTGCATCTTCTATTAAAAATTTATTAGATCAACAAAAAATTACTAATTACAAAACAACTCCAAAGTCCGGACTACCACAACTACCTAAAGATTATCTAACAACTCATGAAAATCGTTTCTTGCGTCTAATAGTTAAAGCAAGAAACTTTGACAAAACAGAAAATACTTTTATTACAGGTTTATTAGACTTTGTTCATGAAGGTAGAATACATGCAGACATAAATCAAATACGATCCGATCAAGGTGGTACAGTGACTGGAAGATTTTCAATGTCTAACCCTAACTTACAACAGATACCATCAAAAGGTTTTATTGGTAAGAAGATGAGAGAATTATTTATACCTGATGAAGGATGTCATTGGGGATCGTTTGACTACTCACAACAAGAACCGAGAATCGTAGTGCACTATGCATTAAAAATATATTTAGAAAGAGAACCGAATCCTGATGATGAACCTTTACCTTTAAATCTAATAGAGAGTTTAGAAAAGATAGACGAAGCATATCACGATGAAAAAGATGATGTAGACTTTCACCAAGCTGTAGCAGACATGGCCCAAATATCACGGACCATGGCCAAAACAATTAACCTGGGACTCTTCTATGGTATGGGTAAAATAAAATTAGCTAATGAATTAAATTTAAGTAGAGCAGATGCTGAAGTATTGTTTAATACTTATCACGAGAATGCACCTTTTGTTAGAAGACTATCACAAGATCTAATTCAATTTGCAGAAGCTAATAAATTATTATTTACGTTACACGATAGGTTTTGTAGATTTAATAAATGGGAAACTCAAAATAGACAATGGGATAGAAAACTAAATAGATACACTCCTGTACCAATTTTAACTAGAGAAGAAGCAGAGACTGCTTACAAAGCTTCAGTAAACGATATGTACGAAGACAAGAAAATACCTAAAGATTATATGAAACACTTTGAAATGAATTACAAACCCGCTTTTACTTACAAAGCTTTAAACAGATTAATCCAAGGTAGTGCTGCAGACATGACTAAAAAAGCTATGGTTGACTTGTATGCACAAGGTATTTTACCGCAGATACAAATTCACGATGAGTTGTGTCTATCTATAAAAAATGATAAAGAGGGAGATATAGTAAAACAAACAATGGAAAAAGCTATACAATTAAAAGTTCCTAACAAAGTTAACTATAAAAAAGGACCTAATTGGGGCGCAATGAAATGATAAATTATGGCTTACTTAAATGCTAATATTCCTGTACAATACGCACAAATAAAAAAGGAGTATTTATATGACCTTAAAAAACATAAAGGCGAAGTTGAAGACTGTATTATCTTCGGTATCACATCACTTACCGGAAGGGCTATCCTCTTCCATGCCATCATGGAAAACGGTGCTGTCTTTTATCGTCTCCCCATATCAGCTTTTATTCAACGTGGTTTTCAACCGGAAGCTGTTCCATCCCAGAGACTTGATGAACTGGAATTGTGGAATAGTTTTTCTTATTACCCTGCTGTTACTTCTTGGGATCTTTTAGCATCCGTTTCAGGAAAATACATTGGTAAAGATAAAAAGTGGCATCATGGTAAGTATTTATTTACCGTTGACTGGGGACACCCAGATGCTAATATACTAAATTCTGATCATTCAGAGATACCGCACGAACATAAGTGCGCTCACATAATTGCGTTAGACAACGGCAACTATGCAGCACAACCTAACAACAGATGTATCTGGGACCTACCTTCTTTTACAGTAAAGGACACTACTCCTGACTGGAAAGTACAAACTTCAGAATGGAATGTAGAAGATACCGGAGCATGGAAAACAGAAGACACCGACAATTTCTTTTATGAGATTGAGGAAAAAAAATGAGGATAGTAAATGAATTTAGCAGATTTGTTAAAAAAGAATTTTGTATTAGTACCCGTAGTAGCTTCAGTGCTAGTCGGAACATTTACTGGCGTTCGTTACGTAGTTAATCTTAAGACTAACTTCTGCAGAATCTACTTGGCAGATGGCAGAAAATTTATACAGACAACTAGCGGATCAAGTCAGAGAACACGACTATGATATTAAAGATTTAAACAGGTAAACATATGGAAGGTCTCCGCATGGATTATAGATTTACCGCAATACTAATTGTAATGATAACATTGCTTGCTTTGTTTGGCGGACCTGCACATCCTAAAAACGAATATCTTAACGACTATGGTGTAAGATGTGGTGAAATGGAAATCTCTACAGAACAAAGAGATACTGATTATAATTATAGTGATAGTAGTACAAACGAACAACAGTATTTAAGATTTACCTACAGAAAATATTTAGGCACAGATTGTAAAACAGCAAAAGAAAACGTAGCAATCAAACAACAATTAGAGTTAATGAAGATGTGTGGTAGGGTTAACAGCAATCCAAGTCTAGCACTTAACTCTAACTTTGATTTGTTAGTATCTAAATGTAGAGGTGTAACTCCTGCAAGAGATAATACTAGACCTGAAAATGCTAAAAGTCTTTGGGATGATATGAAAGATGAGTATAAAAAAGAGAACCCAGACGTCAATTTAATGGGAGATAAGTTTATAAAATCAAAGAAAAGCAAATTGAAAATTCCTCCAAAAGAGGTTA